GTAGGCATCATCGATAAAGCGGTTCTGCTCGTAGGTTGACTGATGTGTCAGAACATCCGGATCTGACCGGTCAAAAAACACACGCTTAATCCAGTGGTACACCGATACCGGGTTGAACGTCATCCGTATCTGATAGAACTGTCCATCCGGCAGTTCACCACGGAGACGATCATCAATGATCTCGAAGTCCGCCTGCGTAATTTCCGTGGCTTCTTCAATCCACACATCGGTCAACTTTCCACGCTTGAAAGTAATGGATTTCAGCTTTTCACGCTGTTTCTCATCATTGACTCCACGGAAAATGATCTGATTCCTGTTGATCTTACACTCCATAATCATGTTGGAGCTGTTGATGTACCAATATCTCTTATACTGCTCCCCAAACATACGAAAAATAGCACCCTGCAATTCTGCAAAAGTGCTATCCCTGTTTGTCACGTCCGCCTTTCGAACGCATAGAAGATTTCTTCCCGGATCCTGTATCAGCCGCAGGATATAATTCTGCGCCGTATCAACGCTCTTCCCCGATCCGGCAGAGCCTTTCATAACAATATACCGTTTTCGGCTGCGGTCAACTTCTTTGAAGCCTGGGTTCATCTGGACGTTTATGTTCATCCGGAATCGTCCTCTCCGTAATTAATTGTGATGTTGAGATCCATATCTGTATCCAGCTCAACTTTATCCTTGAACATACCAAGGTGTTTTCCAAGAAGCTCCAGTGCTCTCATCTTATCATTTAATCGGACTTCCCTTTCAACTGACGATCCTTTTTCACCATCCATAGTTTTAACTTTTACTGACTGAATACATGCCAAATCATCTTCTGTGGCATCTGCTCGAATAGAAGCATCTTCAGAATTGATTACTTTTTGCGGATTCACAAAAGCTATTCGCGCCAGTTCTTGGATTACTCTGTCTTGGTTGATACCTGTCCTTTTTGACCTTTCGGCCATTGCCTGCTGAATCGCTTCTGAAACTGGAGTTTTCTGGAGTAATTCATTTCCTATTTCGCTGGCTCTTTGTGAGTTTCCTGCTTTATAGCCAGCTCTGATCGCGGCCTGCGTTGCATTCAGGTCGATCAGATACTCCTCAACAAATCTCTGCTGCTTTGCAGTCAATTTTGCCATCCTGCAACACCGCCTTTCTGCTTCTGCACGCAAAAATTCCCCGCATCTCTGCGAGGAATCCTTGTATAAGAGTAACAAATCGGAGAATCTCCATCCACTGGAGAGTTGGAACGGCAGGATTCGAACCTGCGCCTCGTGCCGGCGTCTCTGCGCTCTCCTTGAGCTACGTTCCAATAGGTGCATGGTACCAATCTGCACCGTGCATCATTCGGACTTTTTCCATGGGCTGATGCCGCCCAATTCAACGGCCAGGCTGTGACACCTGACCGCCGCTCAAAATACATTCACAAGGAGGTAAAGAAAAGATGAAACCCTTCCTGCCGTTCTTCCATGATACACTATAACATTTTGAAAACGGACATTGTGGACATTTCGGACAAACTTTAATTTTTTTCCATAAATCTGTCAAATTCCTTCCGAATTCCCTCTGCAGAGGCTTTTCTTCCGAGCTTTACCGCCACCTGGCTCCAGCTCATATCCTCGAAGACTCTGTACTTGATGATCCGCTGCATCCTCTGCGGGATGTGGTTCATCCACTGCTCCACCTCCACTTTCAGCCGCTGGGCGTTCTCCCGACGCTCCTCCAGAATCTTCTCCTCGTGCCGCAATCTGGCATCCTCCTCATAAGTGAACGCTGTCCCTGCGATCTTGAAGTGCTGCGGATTGTACGGAAAATCGGGATTGCTCCCGGACACGTTCGTCTGCACGATGGTCTGCCGCTTCTTTTTCAGCCGTCTAATGTCCTTTTCCGTCTCTTTGATCAGCTCGCATGCGTCTATGTACTGCTCCAGAACCTTTTTCTCCATTGGTATCACCTCCCCACTTATGTTCTCTTCCGGTTGTTCTGTCTCTCATTCTGATTTCGACCAATTCCAGATGCGACACGTTCAGGACTTCCCGTACAGCCTTGACCACATTCCAAATCGGTCTCGGCAGGCGGCCGGCATTTCGAATCGCCCTGTCTGCGGTCGGATCACGATATCCTTCACCATTCATTGTTTTTCACCTCATCCAAATTCCAGCTGTCCGTCATCGACGAATTTTGTTTTTTTCAAGCTTAGCTTATCCCCCTGCTGTTTTAACCGATCGACACGTGCCTGCTGTTTCAGGTTTGCCATATAATTATCGTCTACTTCCGGCGGAATCTTCAAGAAATATTCTTCTGGAAGCTGCATTCCAGTTTCCTCGCATAATCCGGCAACATCTCTTTTGTAAGAAATGATATGATTTCTAGTCAAATTCATATTGCAGCCATCCGGCCAGAACGGATCATTGCAACCGTTTTCGTTGATATGGTTCCAAGTAGCACATTCGCGGATTATCAGTCTGCAAAGTAATTTTATCTTCTTCTGTTTTTTCCATTCTTCTGTGCTTAATTCTCCCATTTCATTCAGAAGCCCGGTATACCCTTGCCCCGGCCGGAGGCTGGCTCCTTTCTGTTTGTTCTACACTGTCATTTTAGCTCCGCACTTCGGGCAGAACTTCCATTTTGCTTTGATATATTCTGTACTGGATCTTCCTGTTTCAACGGCATCATAACTCTCAACCTGAAAGCCACAACCAGAGCATTCAGCATGGATATAGTCGTTGTGCTCTTCTCTACTTTTCCACTTTGCTTTTTTCATTCTTCCCATGATTCCTGCTCCATTCCGTAAGATATTCTTCCTGCTCCCGGTCCTCTTCCGGATCCTTCGGACGCTCTGCCCGGTTCAGCAGCCACGCCACCGCACAGATGATCCCCCCCCCGCAAAACACGATGATTCCAATCACTGCCATCTACTCCTCCTCTCTGCCCTTCCAGCAGCGTTCCAGTTCTTCTAGGACTGCAATGCATACCCGGTCTACAAAATCCCCATTACCGAATGATTTCGCAAGCTGAGAGCATTCCTGGACGCTCTCAGTATAGTCCTGTTCTTTTCCTGGCCGATTATAATACTTCTTGAAAAATCGCCAGACCTCTGTAAAGAATTTAAAATAATTCATCATGGTAGCTCCTCAATCCGGATATAGATACCAGGCTTCTCCGCCCAAAACTTTTCAGTAATTTCAGATGCCACCAGCGCATCATCCTTCCAAAAGCCTACCAACGTCATGCAGTCTTTTAACATCTTCTGCAGGTTATCGGTGTCAGGCTTTGTGATCCTGTACTCTCCGTCCTTATGTCCATTCTTCGGGAAACACCACTTGGTAATCAGCCTTACGCCCGTTCTGTACGGTGCCATAATGCGATACTTGTACAAGTTGCCAATCAATTTCTCCTTAGCAGCTTTCAGTTCCGGCGGATCATAGAACACAGGTCTGCCATTCACGATTGTGACCTTGTGCTCCTGGTGTGTTATTGTTGGCGGTTCCATCGCCATAAAAAACTCTGTCATTTTTCATCATTCCTTTCCTGCGCGTCTGTGCTGGGTGGGTATGCTCCTAACCCGTTGTGGGGGCGTACTCAATCGCCCCACACTTAGGGTGGGCATGCCCGCACATTCCCGCCCGATTAGGGTATATATTTATATACAGGTGCCGGGCGGGCATTCCTGTCACCTAAAAAACATGGTGTCGGGCAACTTTCTGCCCGATGCCCGTTACCATGATCGCGGGCATTCCCGTTACCTATGTTGTTTTAGGTGTCGGGCATTTGCCCATGACCTAAAATGTTTCAGGTATCGGGCAAATACAACGTGTATCTTTATTTACCATAAATCCGATTTCTTTTAATGAATTTCGAACCGTTTTTTCCTCCGGATATTTCTCGCCGGTTGTTTCTGCATCCGATTTCAGGACTTCATACAGCTCCTTTACCGTCGGATATTTGTCCTCATGCGTAAACCGGAAATTTTCTATCGCCATCTTATATTTTTCCTTTTTGGCTTTACGCGCTTGCTCTCCTTGTTTCTTTCTGGCTTCTCTACCTTTCTGCCATGCCGGTTTGTCTGCTTCCAGTTCAAGATCTTTCAGCACGCCGATCTGATCCAGGCAGTGAACCGGATACTCAAACCACATGTTGACCGGTTCGAACTTTGGAAATTCCCGAAGTGTCCCTTCGATTCTCCATGCCGTATGGGCCTGTACTGCCGCTTTTGCCTCGGTGATCTGCTTATCCAGGGCTATCTTCTGCCACCGGTCCAGATGCGCCTCGCAGTAGCTCATCATCTGCGCACTGCTCAGTAAATCGTCCTGTGAAAGATCATCCTCCCACTTGAAATGCGCATCCAGATAGTCCATACACGCCTTGCAGATCGCTTTGTTTTCTTCCTGTTTCATCAGTGCTTCCGTAGGTTCCAGTTCGATCAGATCCAGCAGGGCATCCGGATCACGGGCAAATACACCGGAGCCAGAAGCACGGTCCATAGATTTCTTTCCGCCCTGGTTTCCTTTACTGTGATGATGGCAATAAATCACCGCGCATCCAAGCTCTGTGCAGACTTTATCAAATTGGTTACAGAAATTCGCCATCTGATCCGCGCTGTTTTCATCTCCCGTTATGACTTTATAAATCGGATCAATAATAATAGCCACATAGTTCTTCTTCGCAGCACGCCGGATCAGCTTTGGTGCCAGCTTATCCATAGGGACTGATTTACCACGCAGGTTCCAGATATCAATATTCTGCAGATTATCCGGCGTAAAGCCCATTGCTTCGTATACATCCTTAAAACGGTGCAGGCAGCTTGCCCGGTCAAGCTCCAGATTGACGTACATGACACGTCCCTGTGCGCAATTCCACTGCAGCCACTTCTTTCCTTCTGCTATGGCTATACACAGCTCAATCTGCAGGAATGACTTTCCCGCCTTGGATGGACCGGAAATGAGCATCTTGTGGCCTTTTCTCAGGATCCCATCAATCAGACACGGCGACAGCTCGGGGAGGTTATCCCATACACTTTCCAGCCCTTCCGGCTCCGGCAGATCATCGTTGACACCCTCAATCCATTCGTACCATTCATTCCAGGACTGTTTTCCGATGTTGGTATCTACGATGAACTGTTTCTTTTCACCACGCTGCACTCCTGGCATTCTGGAAAGTCTCGATGGATTCCGGTTCTGTGTATCCACGTCGATTCCGTTTTTCTGGCAGACTTCATACAGATAATCAACCCGTTTTCGATACTCGTTGTAATCTGCCGCATCTATCCGCACAATAGCATGCAGGCTCTTTTTTCCGGAATATACCAGGCAGGCGATCGGAAGTTCTAGCTCCCGCAGGATAGCATTCTGCTGTTCCAGCTCCATATGATCTGACTCTACTAAAGCATACCGGTACTCTGTTACATTTTCATTTTTACAGCCGTTTCCGTCCAACGGATTGAAGCGGATCCACGCTCCGGCTTCCGGATTGTAGTCACCAAGTACTGCGCCAATGTCCCCTTTACAGTCGTTCAGCAATTCAATCAACTGTCCGGCAGTACGGTCCCAGCTGCCTTTTTGTGGCAGCCAGCGCGTACCTTTTTCATCTGTCTTTTCCCAACTTCCGGTAACATAACCTACGTTTTCTCCTGCTTCAAACAGTGTTTCCAGATACGTGATCAGCTGCTCCGCCGGATTCCAGTTGGAAGGCTCCTGTATCTCTTTCCCTTCCAGCCAGTTTTTATCCACAACAACACGGTCACTGTCCACCGCGATACTGTCGTTCCAATCCAGTTCATGGCCCTTCTCCGGAACCCATCCATGATCCAGGGCAAGCTGTACGATCGTGCCGCCGGTTACCGGTGAGGATGAGCCGGAAAAGGTTCTCCATTTTTTCTCACATTCATTTGCATGATATCTGCCGTAATCTTTCTGGCTCCAGGCATCCCATACAGACACCGGATAACCTTCCTGTTTCAGAGCCATCCCGACAGAACACCATTCCTGATAAGTAAGCTCGGATGGATTGATATGTTCTATAATTTCTGTAAGGCTCGTCCTCTGTTCCATAATTTTTAAGCTCCTTTATACTCTCTTGGATTAATGTCCATTGGAACCCGCCATCCATTTGCCGCAATCCGGTCAATCAGATTCTTTGCTGTCTCGAACTGCCAGGTTCCTACATGCTCAAATCCTCTGCTTTCCAGAAAACGGATCTGTTTTGGTGTCGTCAGCCCTTCTGTACGCCGTTTATTCAGTCGATCCAGAATCTTTTCTGCCTTTCCTGCATTTTCGATTTCATCCGGCATAATGCCCAGCTTTTCCAGTGTCTTTTTCTGCTTCTCAGATGGCGGTCCCATTTCCCACCCAAAAGAGGGAACATAGCTGGACAGGTCTTCTGCCTGGATGGACATTTCAAACTGCAGCGGATCCACCAGTTTCTTTTTACGCTTTTTCATTTCCGCAAGCTGCTTTGCCAGAGCTTCTTCTCTCTGCGCTACGACATCCTCAGATGCTTTCTGCTCCGCTTCTTCGAGGTCAACCGGCATGCCTGCTTCTTTTTCCAGATTTTCTGTCATCTGCTGGGCCACTTCCTCATTCTCACAGATCAGGCTCGCCGGATGGCACAGCTCATGCCGCTCTGTGTGCCACAAAAAATCAAGCAACAGTAGATGGTCTTTTCCTGTTTCCGGGGACAATCGGGTACCACGCCCCACCATCTGACAATACAGGCTCCGCACCTTAGTTGGTCTGAGAACCACGATACAATTCACCGACGGGCAATCCCAGCCTTCTGTCAGAAGCATCGAATTGCACAGCACGTTATACTTCCCGGCATCAAAATCTTTCAGAATTTCAGCTCTGTCCTGGCTGTCTCCATTTACTTCTGCCGCCCTAAATCCATACTGATTCAGCAAATCACGGAATTTCTGGCTGGTCTTTACCAGCGGAAGGAACACCACCGTTTTTTTATCCCGGCAGTATTTCTGCATTTCTTCCGCAATGCCCTGCAGATACGGATCCAAGGCGGTGCCGATTTCGCTTACTTTAAAGTCTCCGGCCTGTACCGATACACTACTCATATCAATTTTAAGCGGAATAGTCAGCGCCTTGATCGGGGACAGATACCCTTCTTTGATTGCTTTCGGAAGTGTATATTCATAGGCCAGTGACTCAAAATAGGCTCCAAGATTCCGCATATCACCGCGATCTGGCGTTGCTGTTACGCCTAATACATGTGCATGCGGGAAATGCTGCAGCACACGCTGATAGCTGTCCGAAATACAGTGATGAGCTTCGTCAATGATGATCGTGTTAAAATAAAAGGGATCGAAACTGTTCAGACGTTTCTCTCTCATCAGTGTCTGCACAGAACCAACTACTACGCGGAACCAGCTTCCCTGACAGGAACTCTCTGCTTTTTCAAGGGCACAGCCAAGACCGGTTGTCTTCATCAGTTTATCTGCGGCCTGTTCCAGCAGCTCCCCTCTGTGTGCCAGGATCAGAACACGGTCTCCCTGCCGAACACACTCTTCTGTTACTTTGGCAAAGACTACCGTCTTTCCACATCCAGTAGGAAGGACCAGCAGGGTTTTTAACACCCCGCTGTCCCACTGTTCAAAAATCGCTTCTTTTGCTTCTTTCTGATACGGTCTCAGTTCCATTTAAAATCTCCCCGGTGTAAATGCTGGCTTGTCCGAATCTTTCGGATACAGCTTTTCAATGTAGTTGAACTTCTTACTTGGGTCTTTGATTCCCGGCTTCACGCCGATTTTCGCTCTTGCCGTTTTTCCTGGAAGCGCATTCCAGTCCATCCGAAGCTCTTCCCCCTCTTTTTTCAGACCGACGCCACGGAACAGCTCTGACAGTTTCCATTCCAGGCTGCTATGTAAGATGTAGTTCTCACGAATTGTGATTTCGCGGTCTGCGTGTACGATGAAGTACACAACTGCCATATTGCATGGCGGGAGCTTTCCTTCTCCTTTGGATCTGCTGCGGTCATATTTCTCGATGGTTACGTTGTAATCCCCCTCCGGGATTGGATCAAAGTTCTGGGAATCCTGTTTAATAGAATCATCCCATCCAAGTTCTCTTCCTTCTACTGACATAATCGTTTTCCTCCTTAATTAAATGGAATTTCCTGTTTTTCTTTCATTTCTTTGATTGCAGCATAGACCTGGTCCCAGCATGCTACCAGAAGCCCCTCGATAATGCCAGGATTTACGACATCGTAATCTTTGATCTTCGTGCCGACAGGAACATACCCTTTCGCTTCTACGACGTTCTCCACGTCCCATTCATCTACGTGATAAGTTTCCATCAGGTCTCGCAGTGCCTTCGGGATTTCCGGATCCAGACTGTTCTCCCCTGCAGGATCCGGCGCTTTAGGCGGCTCATCCAGTGGAAGATTCATCTGTTCCCCAGTTACTTCTTCTGGCGTTGTCGGCTTCGGAGCTTCCGGAACGGGCTCAGGAGCTGACGCCGTTTTAGGTGCTTCTGCAGCTTTGTACGGTTTCATATCTGCGGAAGCTTTTCCCTGTTCTATAATGCTCTGAATGACTTTGTAGTCAAACGGAACCTCATCCGGCAGACCGAAACGGTTCTTTGCATCCCAGCAGGCGTTGTGTGACGTGTACATGACACGCTCACCGCCCTGCGCTTTCCTCTTCTTTCCCTTGTCATCAACTGCAATGGAAAACGTTTTGTAGTTGGCAAACAGCAGCATGTCCGCCCATTCCTTGATCAGCGGCGATGTCTGGGATGTTGTTTTCTTTCCAAGCTTCAGCTCCCATCGGTCATAAGCTCCCAGCTCATCCGGCTGTTCAAATTTTTTAATCTGCGCATGTGCTGTAAGAACCACGTTGACGCCCGCTTCCACAACTTCTGAAAGCCGATTCAGGAACCGGCCAATCTCCTCTTTTACATAGGTATAGCCGTTTCCATACCCGAAATCCTCGATTCCAAACTTCCGATGCTTATCGCAGATAAACTGGATGCACATAGACTCAGCCCAGTCGATCGTGTCAACCACAAGCGTTTTACACACGTCCGGATGCGTCCGGATGTAGTCCACCTGGTCAAGAAGATTCTGCCAGCTTGTAGCTTTTGGCAACCGGGCAACATCCATTGAGTTCGTGCTACCCTCAGTGTCAATGAACACCGGATCCGGGAATTTACTGGCAAACGTAGATTTTCCAATTCCTTCCGGACCATAAACCACAACTTTTTTTGCACAGGGAATCACACCTTTGATAATTTCCATTAAAATACACCTGCCTTCCATGATTTCTGCTGTGGCTGTTCAGCCTGCGCCTGTCCAACCACATAACCGTCTTCGATAATGATGCTGCATTCATCACCGGTACTTACCCTAGTAGCGATCGCCTGCAGCCCCTCGCCTTCCAGCCAGGAACCAAACTCCTGCAGTGTCTGCAGATCCATCTGTTCCAGTTTATCCAGGAGAACAAAGCCACACTCCGGATTCAATTTCCGGACAATGGCAGTTGATACCATCAGCCGTTCAGAACCGGACATGTTGTCCCATTTCTGCCCTTTATATACCAGCTCGCCTTCCTTTACTGACAGATCTGGAAGAGGCAGCTCTGCAGAAGAAAGCAGGTTTGCTTTCTTTTCCCGGACAGAAGTAATTTTCTCTGAAAGCTGATCATACTGACGACGGTATTCTTTTGCATCATCCTCCGCCTTCTCCTTGTCCAGATTTGCGCGTACCATTCGATTGATTTCCTCAATATTGGAAATGCTGTCTTCCAGCTCCTTGGTAGACTGATCGACCAGATCAGCGGCCGACTTTTCAGCAGTTTCCAGATCTTTTACCAGCTGCAGATGATGCTGCTTTGCTGCTTCCAGCTGATCAGACAACCGCTTTACTTCTTCATAAGCGCGTTTTACCTCTTCCCGGATCTTTCCTGCCTGTTCTCTTTTCCTTTGATTTTCGCCATTCTGAGCAAGGATGTCCTGCTGCTGTCGGATCAGCGCAGATGGAGAAACCAGATCCTTGGGTGCATCGGGGTAATATGGCTGTTCCTTGGCAAACTTCTCTTTCTGATCCGCAGTCCGGCCGATATACAACCGATCCTGATACAGCTCTTTTTCTTCTTTTTCCAACTCTGCCAACTGGTTACCAACGCCGATGATCTGTAACAACGTCTGTGCTTTTTCCTTCCCGGAGCTCTCCATGAACTTCGGAAGATTTAACGCCAGAGACTCGACAAAAGTGTTCAACAACGACTGTCCGGCCTTCTGACCGCTTGGATCCGTTACCTTCAACGCGCTGTTTTTGCCTTTACGTTCAACGATCAGACCGTTGTTCAATACTATTTTTAAGTTTGGCGGGATGATGGATCCATCACGCGTTGCATCTGATGGTCTGAAGTTTTCGCCCCCCAAAGCCCATGCAATGGAATCCAGCACCGACGTCTTACCCTGGTTGTTTCTGCCACCAATGACGGTCAGACCGTTTGCCGTCGGTTCCAGTTTTACTGCTTTGATTCGCTTGACGTTTTCGATTTCAAGTTTATTGATTTTCACTGACAACTTTCTTATCCTCCTTGTCTTTGTTAAAGAAATTCCATACGGTCCCCGCACTGCAGCCCATTTCGTCTGCAATCTTCTCATAGGACCATCCGGCGTTTCGAAGTGCCGTCATCTTTCCAGTGTCCAGCTTCCTCTTCCTGCCCTGTCCAGCAGGGCTTTTCGGGGGGGGCGTTGGTTTTACCTCTTCTTTCGTTTCCGGCTCTTTCCGTGGCTGTTTCATGACCGCAAACACAGCCCCGGCTTCTGCGGCCGCCCGCACATCCTGCATGGTCATACTGCTGATGGCAACCGGATGCATGACGTAGATATCATCATGCATTCCGTGCATCGTCAGATCCACTGCCTCCGTATATTCAACAATCTGCATCATTCTCACCCTTCTTTCAACGACCCTGAGCGGATCCACGCCGCAAACACCTCGTCCCGGCGCTCTTCTTCCCGCTCTTCCTGCTCCTCGCGGCACTCTTCGACGTAATCGCCGATCTTCTTTGCCACGAGCGCCAGAAGGAACATTCCAGCTCCCAGGGCGGCGCGGCCCCACAGATCCGAATCCACGCCGCCGATGTAGATCCATGTACCAACCGCGCCGACCGCCAGCGCCGCTTTATCTGATGCTTTCATTTCTTACTCCTTTCATACCCCATCGACTCCACCGCGGCTTCCATCCGCTGGCGAACGATCTCTTTTACTTTCTTTTCTCCGAGTTCCTCTGCCGTATACTGCTGTCCTCCGATCGTGATCCGAGTAACAACCATGATTTCTTTCATAAGGCATCACCTCTTCCTTATCGTATGCAACCCGGCTCTGTAATGATTTTCTATTGATTCATAATCATTTTTGAGCTATTATGTAGTTGCAAATTGTTTTTGTATTGTGTCCCGTGGGAACTGGTCCTTCCTGTGGGACTTTTTCTTTTTATTGACTTTTTACTGCTCCACTCCTATTCTGGTTATACAAGGCACTGCCATGCCCGAGTATTTCAGAAAGGAGATCATCGTGAATAGCTCTGTTATTGTTTCTGTAATCACTGTAATTGGGTCGTTTACCCTTGTTTATCTAAACTCGATAAAAGACTCATCCGACAGAAAATACAACGTCAGAAAAGAACAGCTTTTAAAATTTTATGTCCCGTTTTATCAGAGATATCGCATGGGATTCTTCCCTCAAAATCAGTTGAGCACTATGTCTATTGAAGTACGTTCCACATTTTTGGATATAATGACTCAAAACATCCATCTCATGGAACCACTATCTCAGGCAATGTATTCTGATTTCTATTTAGCATTCCTAAACTTGGCGGAAGCTGAAAATGGCAATCCAGAATATCCATATGAAAAATGTGCTCAAAAAATGGACGAGGTTTTTGAGGACCTGTCAAAAGCAATCTTCATCGAGTACAGACAAATATTAAAGAAATGCCATCTGCCAGTGCCTTTAAAATAAGGCCTGTGCGTTTCTTTTCTTTTGAATAGCACAATGCGGAAAGCATATTCATTCCAAGTACAATAATTACTATTGCTATTTCGAACATCAGCATCACTTAACGCTTGCCTCTCCAAAATGTGAGCGGATAAATTTCGCCGTTTCTCCAGAAGAGACCTGCATATCTTTTTCCAGCTCTCTTCTGGAAAAATCAAACTGCATATCAATTCCTTCTCTCAGCTTTACCCACTGCGGATACGTGATCCCGTCCAGAGCATCGATGTACTCACTCAGTTTCTTCTGGCTCATACTGCCTCCTTGTTCTTCAAATATTTATTCAGAAAGTACTGCTGGCCTTTTCCGGTCACCTTCGTGGTTTTAGTCATCCGCACGCTACCGTCTGGGTTGGAAATCACGGTTTCTTTGATCTGAAACAGGCCCATTTCCACGTATTTCTGCTTTGGCATATTCCGGCTGGATCCGGTTTTCATGAGATAGCCTTCGTCACGAAGTCGGGAAAACAATCTCTGCTGGCCGGTTTCCACGCCATTCTGTTTCAACAGCTTTGCCAAGTCGCCGATCAAAATCGACGTGTGGCTTGTCTCAACGGCATCGGCAAAAATAACCTTCGGTTTCATTCGCTCGATTGCCTTGTTCTGCTCCTCAATCGTCTTCTGAGCTTCCAGCACCGCCAACGCAAGAAGCTCTTTTCCCTGCGGGGCTGGCGTCCGATAACCGCCGGTTTTGCGAATCGCCGGAAGGACTTCGGAAGTTACCCAGTGCTTGAAGCGCTGCGCGCTGTCCAGTTTACTTCCGAAAATCAAGGCGTATAAGCCGGATTCGTTGATAGTTACCAATTTTTGGCGTCCCGAGGGGGTGTCCATTTCGTTCACCCCTCTGTCTTCTTCCAATACATGATCACGAACTGCTTTTTGCGGATAGCTATATCCCAATGCCAGCGCAACATCTTTTCCCACGAACCATGGTTCACCATTAATAGTCACTGTTCGGACAGCTCCGAACTCTTCTGAATTGAAAATTTTTACTTTGTTCATTCTTCCTCCTATTATTTCCATTGTAATATTTTTGTTACAGTGTTAGAATTAGTCTGTACCCTTATATGGGCAATGAAAGGAGCTGGTTATATTGACCAAACTTTTGACTTTGCCCTGTTCCCTTTATGAGCTATCATAGTCTTTCTCATATTCGTCAGCTAATGGGCTAATCTTTTATTTGCAGAACTAAGACTGCGTAAGTGACGAAATATTTTATAGAAGCATTTGGCACTACAGATGTGATTGAACATGTATGCAACGGATCGGGGCTTCGGCAACGGTTGGGGGCTTAAGTGAACAATCTGCAAAATATATAGGGTAAACAAAATTAGGCAAAAACTGATAGAATAGTGCTTCTGTCAGTTTTTTGTTCACTTGTCAGTGTCTTTTTAAGACACTTTTGAATCAAAAAAAATTGCATCCACATCCTGTGCCGTTAAATTATATCTCTCTTTCATCATTCGTATTTCGCCCTGCGTAAACTCTGCACCTCTTGTTTCATTTAACTTATTTGAAAAAGTAGGCCGCGCAATGCCAAGATACTCTGCCAATGTCTGTCCCGTATCATCAAACAGTTTCATTACAGACTCTAATTTTTTCTTATTCATTTTTTTTCACCTCTTTCTGTTTCTTGAATGGTGTCTTTTTAAGACACTCAAATAATATCATAGCTACAGCTGTCTGTCAATACACTTTTTCGTCTTTTCAAGACACTTTTTAAGATTTTTATTGCATTATCATTAAAAATGTAGTAAAATTAAGACACTTCAAGGAGGTGCTATATATGTGTACAATGGCAATCAGAATCAAAAAATGTCGTTTGGAAAATAATTTAACGCAGGAAGAACTCGCTGAAAAGTTGGGATTAAAAAAATCCGCTGTTGCAAAATACGAAAATGGGCGTGTTGAGAATATAAAACGTTCCACCATCGAGGAAATGGCTCGCATATTCGATTGTACACCATCTTACTTAATGGGCTGGGATGATATGAACACTACTGTTGCTGCACATAAAGATGGGGATAATTTTACACCAGAAGAATTGCAAAAAATTGAAGAATACAAAAAATTGCTTATTGCAGCACGGCCGAAGGAGTGATTCTTTTGACTTATGAAGAAATGCAAAAATCACATAATGATTTGAATATTGTAGAACTTGATCTATCAGAAGTGTCTGGATTAAAAGGATTTTATTATGCAGGAAATATAGCTATAGAGAAAAAACTTTCATCTATTGAAAAATCTTGTGTTCTTGCTGAGGAACTTGGTCATCATTATACAAGCTATGGAGATATTATGGATCAGGATATTGTTCAGAACAGAAAACAGGAACTCCGTGCCCGTCTCCGCGGATATGACCTGCAGATCGGTTTGATCGGCATCGTCGAATGCTACAAACACCACTGCCGTTCTCTCTACGAGATGGCCGAATACCTACAGGTAACAGAAGAATACTTAAAAGAAGCTCTGGAATGCTACAGCAGAAAATATGGAGAGAATCTTGTTACAATAGATAACTATGCAATCCGGTTTGTTCCATCTTTACAGGTGATGGAATTCTGGAAATAAAATTTAACATGGAGCTAAAAATATGGGTAGAAAAATATCTCAAGAAGCTTTACGCAAACACAAAGAAGAATCTTTAAAAACTCTCGAAACTTATATTGACTCTTTAATTAATGATGAAAATCCCAAAATTCAATCTAAAGCAGATAAATTAAGCTTTTGGCTTGAACATTGGACTACATTTCTTTCATTTGAATCAAAATTTCGCTCAACTTCTCTTCGTAGATACAAACGTGGGGAAATCATAAAAGTTCATCTCGGCTATAATATCGGAAGCGAGGAGGGAGGCTTGCATTACTGTGTCGTTGTTGAAAAAAATAATTCTATTAATTCTCCTGTGATAACTGTAGTCCCGTTGACTTCTGTTAAACCTGCCACTGATGTAGAACATTTAAAACCAGGATGCGTATATCTTGGGAATGAACTTTTTACCAGCTTAAATTCTAAAATTATTACGACTCAAAAACATCTTAGCTCTAATATTGCAAATGCTCAGGAACGTCTTGAGCATCTTAAGCAAATTGCACCATCTGATTATTCTTCTGAAAATTTTTCAGAATTGGATTCTTTGCAAAAAGATCTTGCAAATATGCGCAGGGAAAGTTCTCTTCACTCAAGAATGCAAACTGAAATCAACAAAATGAAAAAAGGTAGTATTGCTTTGGTTGGGCAAATAACAACCATTAGTAAGATACGAATTTATGATCCTAAAACCAATTATGATATTTTAAGTAATGTTAAATTATCAAATGAGATGCTTGATCGCATTGATAACGAAATCATAAAAAAATTCACAGGTTTAAAAAAAATATAAATTTTTTTGCATATTTTATTGACATTTACATATATTTGGGTATAATGAATAGGAAAACAAAGCCGATATCCGGCAGTATAGAAGACATCGCCCTCAGGCAACTGACGGGCAACTATTCATTAGGAAGACCCTGTAGAAATACAGGGTCTTTTCCGTATTTGATTTTCAAAAAAGAAAAACCGCCTTGGTGTTCACAGCACCAAGACGGCTCAGTAACATTCCGAAGAATGATACCGTTTCTCAACAAAACATATTGTATCATCTTCGGAAACGCCAGACAAGCAGAACGTTTGTTTTGGTGTTTTTCTTATACCCAAAATTAAAGAAGGTGATATTATGTCAGCACTTAAAAATGGTGCTCTCTACATCCGCGTCAGCACCGCGGATCAGACCGAACTCTCTCCGGATGCGCAGCAGCGTCTGCTCCTGGACTACGCGAAGAAGAACGGGATTGTCATCGCAAAAGAGTTCATCTTCGAGGAATCCGTCTCCGGCCGGCATGCGGACCGGCGGCCGAAGTTTCAGGAGATGATCGCCCTTGCGAAGCAGGACTCCCACCCGATCGACGTGATTCTGGTCTGGAAATACAGCCGGTTTGCCCGTAATCAGGAGGAATCCATCGTCTACAAATCACTGCTGAAAAAGAGCAATGTAGATGTGATCAGTATCTCAGAGCCACTGATCGACGGCCCGTTCGGTACGTTGATCGAGCGTATTATCGAATGGATGGACGAATACTACTCGATCCGTCTATCCGGTGAAGTCCTGCGCGGTATGAAGGAAAAAGCCCTGCAGCATGGCTACCAGGCAACGCCATGTCTCGGATATCGGGCCGTGAGCGGCGGCAAACCATTTGTCATCGATGAGACAGAATACCAGATTGTCAAGTACATCATGGATCAGTACGACTTCGAGCATCTTGACCCGACAGCAATTGCCCGCAGATGCAATGACCTTGGATACCGCACCAGACGCGGAAATCTCATGGAGCGCCGCTCGATCGAACGTGTACTGCGTAATCCTTTCTACGCTGGTACCGTGGTCTGGAACGGGATCTCTTTCGACGGCACACACGAGACGCGGCTGGATCCGGCACGCTATCAGGAGCGTATCAAGCGCATGGATGCCCGCAGACGCTCTCCTAAGAGCCGCAACCCATCAACCTGCCGCCACTGGCTCTCCGGTCTCTTAAAGTGCCCAATTTGCGGTGCTACGATGACGGTAACAGCCGGAAACACATCTTGTCCGTACTTTCAATGCTGGAAATACGCAAAAGGTTTCCACAAAGGCTCCAATTCAATCACCGTTGCCAAGGCAGAGCGAACCGTCTACCGCTACTTCGATGATATCCTCGCCGGTGCGGATTTCTCCTTCACTGTCCGCGACCGGAAGCAGGAGCAGGAAGATGATGAAACCATCCAGCGGCTGCAACAGGCCCTGGAGCATCTGGCTGCCCGCGAAGCTCGCGTGAAGATGGCTTATGAAAATGGGATTGATACGCTGGAAGAATACGGTGCCAACAAAAAAAGGCTCGCCGAAGAACGGCAGAGCCTGCAGGAAGAACTGGACCGCGTGCTTACGCCCGCCGCCCCGCCGGAAACAATCTCGAAAGAAGATTTCCGGAAAGAGATAAAAAACATCAATGATATTCTGAAAAATCCAGAGGAACCAGCCGAGAAAAAAGGACTTCTGCTCCGCTCCATCGTGGATCGTATCGTCTATGAAAAAGCTTCTGGGACCATGTATTTCGACTTTTTCGTTTCCTGA